CTTTCTAACAGTTTTAAACCCGTCGCAGTTTTTTCTGCACTAAACAATTATATTTCCGTAAACTACATCCTAAGACTAGGTGAACATGTAAGATATGGAAAAATTGTTTTCCTAATGGGTGATGGATTGCAAAAAATGAGTTGGACTGACAAGTACCAATACTCCGATAATTCAGCAACATCAGAAGGTGGAAAAATTATGAGTAACTTCCAATTTGATGCTGAATTAAGAGACAATGATTCAGATAGTGGTATAGAAACACTAGTTTTGTATTACAAGAACCCTTTATCCACAGGACAGACTGGTAACATATCTTTTGATGTTTCTTATGGTGTGTAAAACACACTTTTGAACACATTTACTATTGTGTTCGCGTGAACTATCTGTTATAATGAAACTTAAATGCACATGAAGGTTGTATTCAAACTCCCTCATTTGCTCAACAAAACAAGCGGCAAAAACCGTTAGCGATAAATACCCTTATACAATAATTAAGGACGAAGGCAGAGAGAATGACAAAAGAAATTTACATCACAAAGCGTTCCGGCTCCAAGGAAAAATTAGACTTAGATAAAATGCATTTTGTAGTCGAGGAGGCTTGTAAGGGGCTTTCTGGTGTAAGTGCATCACAGATTGAAATGAATGCCGATTTACAATTCTACGACGGCATGACAACAGATGAGATTCAAAATATTTTAGTTAGAAGTGCCAATGATTTAATTTCATTGGAATCACCAAACTATCAGTATGCGGCAGCAAGATTGCTATTGTACACACTACATAAAAAAGTGTATGGTAGATACGAGCATCTTTCATTGCCACAAATTATTAACAAAAATATTGAACGTGGTGTATATGATCCTGCCATCAAAGAAAAATATACTCAGACAGAATTAAAGAAAATGAACACATGGATCAAGCATGATAGGAATGAAGAATTTACCTATGCTGGTTTACGTCAAGTAGTAGATAAGTATCTGTGTCAGGATAGAAGCAACGGAGATATCTTTGAAACTCCGCAGTTCATGTACATGATGATTGCGGCAACACTGTTTGCTGATTACCCTAAGGAGACACGTTTAACATACGTGAAGAAATATTATGACGCGACCTCACTTTTTAAGATCAACATACCAACGCCTGTCATGGCAGGAGTGCGTACTCCTATTCGTCAGTTTGCCAGTTGTGTTCTTGTTGATGTGGACGATACTCTTCCTAGTATCTTTAGCTCTAATAGCGCAATCGGTTACTACATTGCTCAAAGGGCAGGAATTGGAATCAACTCTGGTAGAATCAGAGCGATTAACTCGAAAATACGAGGCGGAGAAGTAGCACACACAGGTGTAGTTCCGTTCCTAAAAGTATACGAAGCAACAGTAAGAAGTTGTACACAAAATGGTGTGCGAGGAGGAAGCGCAACAACCCATTTTCCTATTTGGCATTATGAAATTGAAGATATTCTAGTTCTTAAGAATAACAAGGGTACTGAAGATAATAGAGTACGTAAATTAGATTATTCAATACAGATTAACAAGTTGTTCTATGAAAGATTGTTAGCCGGTCAAGACATTACTCTTTTCTCGCCTCACGAAGTTCCAGAAGTATATGATGCTTTCTATTCGGGAGACAACGATAAATTTCAAAAGGCATATGAAGCAGCAGAAAGAAAGACTTCAATCAAGAAGAAAAAAATTAAAGCAATGGACCTGTTCGGCGACCTATTGAAAGAACGTGCTGAAACAGGACGAATCTATATCATGAATATTGATCATTCTAACAGCCATAGTTCATTCAAGGATCCTGTTTACATGAGTAATCTTTGTCAGGAAATTACACTACCTACAAAACCTATCCAACACATCGATGATGAGAACGGTGAAATTGCTCTTTGTATTCTTAGTGCCATTAATGTCGGTCTAATTAATCATGTGGAAGAACTAGAAAACTTATGCGATCTAGCAGTAAGAGCATTAGAAGAAATCATAGAGTATCAAGGTTATCCAGTTAAGGCTGCAGAAATTTCAACCAAGGCAAGACGTTCACTAGGAGTTGGATACATAGGACTGGCTCACTATCTTGCCAAGAACAAGGTTAAATACTCGGACAAGAAAGCATGGAAACTGGTCCATGAGCTATCTGAAGCATTCCAATACTATCTTTTATGTGCTTCAAACGAATTAGCAAAAGAAAGAGGAGCCTGCGAATATTACAATAGAACCAAGTATGCAGATGGTATCCTGCCAATTGACACATACAAGAAGGACGTTGACGATGTAATTAAGGCAACACTGAAATATGATTGGGATGATCTACGCAAGGATATTAAGGAATACGGGCTACGCCACTCAACACTGTCCGCACAGATGCCATCGGAGAGCAGTTCCGTTGTGTCGAACGCAACAAACGGAATTGAGCCACCTAGAGCGTTCTTGTCCATTAAGAAGTCCAAGAAAGGGCCTCTTAAACAGGTTGTTCCACAATATCATCAATTAAAGAACTTTTATACACTACTTTGGGATATGCCTAGCAACGAAGGATATATAAATGTTGTTGCGGCAATGCAGAAGTTTTTCGACCAAAGCATTTCGGGTAATTGGAGTTACAATCCAACTCACTTTGAGAACAACGAAGTTCCACTGAGTGTGATGATGAAGGACATGCTCACAACCTACAAGATGGGTTGGAAAACAAGTTACTATCAAAACACCTATGACTTCAAGGGCGAGGAGGACAATGTCCAACCCGCAGGTTTGGAAGAAACTGTAGTTGACACACAGGTAAATGGTGCTACAATGAATGGCACTATGAACGGTCACGTAAACGGTCACGTAAACGGTCACGTAAACGGTCACGCCAATGTGGGTGAGACTGTTTCATCGGAAGATTTAGACGGTGAAGAGTGCGAGGCCTGTAACATTTAACAGGTATATGACGAGAAAGAGAGAGAGACAGACATTGACAAAAACAGTATTCAATAAGAACAAGGTGGACTTCACCAAGCAGTACATGTTCTTTGGAGAGGATCAAAACACTCAGAGATATGATGTGTTTCGTTATCCAGAATATGACAAACTAAACCAAACCATGTTGGGTTACTTCTGGCGTCCTGAAGAAGTATCACTTCAAAAAGATCGTGCAGACTATCAGGATTTCCGCGAGGAACAAAAACATATTTTTACATCTAATCTAAAGTATCAAACACTTTTAGATAGTGTACAAGGGCGTGGACCATGTTTGGCTTTCTTACCATACTGTTCTAATCCTGAACTAGAAAGTTGTATTGTATGTTGGGACTTCCAAGAAACAATTCATTCACGTTCATACACTCACATTGTAAAGAATGTTTATCCTGATCCAAGTGAAGTGTTTGACACTATCCTTGATGACAAGGAAATTATTGCTAGGGCAGAATCAGTAACTGAAGAATACGACAAGTTTTACAATGCAGCCAATGATTACTTCAACAAGGGCAAGGGCGACATGTATGAAGTTAAGAAACAGTTATACAAGGCGATGATGACTGTTAACATCCTTGAAGGACTGCGTTTTTATGTTTCGTTTGCTTGTACATTTGCGTTTGGCGAATTGAAACTAATGGAAGGTTCAGCAAAGATTATTTCACTTATTGCTCGTGACGAAGCAACGCATCTTAACCTTTCAACACACATTCTAAAGCATTGGGCAAAGGGCGATGACGATCCAGACTTTGTTAAGATTGCAAAAGAGTGCGAGGAAGAAGTTTATGACATGTGGCGCAAGTGCGTAGATGAAGAAAAGCGTTGGGCAGACTATCTTTTCCAAAAAGGAAGTATTGTGGGACTAAACGCAAATCTACTGCATGCCTATGTTGAATGGATTGCAAACAAGAGATTAAAGGCATTAGGATTAAAAACAATCTATGATCGTCCTATAACACAAAATCCTCTACCATGGACACAGCACTGGTTAAGCAGCGCAGGGTTACAGGTTGCTCCACAGGAAACCGAAGTTGAAAGTTATATTGTAGGCGGGGTCAAGCAGGACGTGGAAAAGGATACATTTAAAGGCTTCACTCTATAGGATAAGTAATGTTATGTACAAAGCACAGTTCAAAAAACATTCGCCCTATGAAAGTTGGACAACTTTTGGAACATATGGATCCGAAGCGCAAGCAGTCTCAGCAGCACTGCAAAAGAAAAAAATGGGCGTCATAATGATTAGAGTGATAGACAAGAAAGGTTCAACAATTTATTCTGGTTAATGTATGATTGATAAAATACAATACTTTCTATTAAAATTAATAGACTGGAAAATAGAGCTACTTAAAAAAACTAGAATGTATGTATCAGGTGAATACAAATACATACTGTCAGACAAAAAATTAGAAAAAGAAATTAACAGATGGAGACACACACGATGATTGAGATTTATGGAAAACCAGCCTGTCCGTTCTGCGACAAGGCAAAGAGTTTTTGCGAAACTAGAGGATTTAATTATACCTACAAATCACTAGGAACAGATTACACAAGAGAAGAACTAATGGAACAGTTTCCAAACGCAAGAACAGTTCCACAAATTGTTATCAACGGAAAGAAAATTGGTGGCTATGATGCTTTTACAAAATACGTAGATGACACAGGCTACAATGGAACAGGACACACACTATAATGCTTATTGAAAAACCATACGAAGTAAATGACGTAGTTTCAATCAAATTATCAAGTGGTGAGGAACTGGTTGGAAAACTAGTTGAGGAAGGCCCCGAAGTAGTAACACTCGCTAAACCACTAATGCTGAGCATGACCCAAAAAGGAATGGGACTAGCACCTTACATGTTTACAGTAAATCCTGAATCAACAATTAAATTTAACGATAAAAATATCATTACAATTGTTAAGACTATGGATACCATGGCTAAACAATATATTCAATCAACTACAGGACTTGTAACCTAAATCAAGCATTTTAATCACTCTTTTATACGATAAATATTGTATAGAGAGGAATTGATATGGCTGTAGATTTTGCAGTTACCAGGCTTGGAGATAACGGAACAGGACACGGTTGTTGGCCGCCACGAGGCAACGATGAAGCAAGTCCTGATGTGTTTACAAACAACATAGCAGTACATAGAGTTACGGACCATTGGCCCACGCATTGCTGCGGACCAGCCTGCCACGATTCAAACCTAGCAGAAGGAAGTAGAAATGTATTCGTTAATAATCTAGCCATAGGAAGAATTAATGATGCTGTTGCCTGCGGATCAAAGGTAGCAGAAGGATCTCCTGATACATTCGCAGGCGGAGAAAGTGGAAAATTTATTAGTTCAAGAGTATTCACCGAGCCAACATTCATTGCAGCCAATCCTTACACATTAGAAGCAGCAGGTCCGTTAATCTTTGGAGCAGGAGTTAATGCACCTCACGATGATCCAGATAGTCCTGTAATAGATTATGGAGTTACCGAAACTCTGCCTGAAGCAAGGGCTGCTCCTTCGGACGATTCAACACTGTTACTTCCAGAACCAGCAGTAATTGATGCTGGACTGCCAACCACATGCGGATCATTCGTCATAAGTCCGGAAATTGATTACGATCAAAAACTAAGCACCAGTTACACAATTGCTAATCTATCCATTGGAGCAGTCTTCAAGCACTCAATACAGGGGCAGAATGATCTTACTGTGGACGAAATAATCTGTAACCTACAAGCAGTTGCGGAAAATATTTTGGAACCATTAGGAGAAACATGGCCTGGCTTCAGAATTAACAGTGGATTTAGAAAGAACCCTCCGGGTAAAGAAACTGTTAGCAGCCAACACAACAAGGGAATGGCCATAGATATACAATGGCCTGGAATTAGTGTTTATCAGTACAATGAACGTGCGGCATGGATCAGAGATAATCTTCCATTTGATCAATTTATATTTGAACACGGTAAATCAATTTGGTTACACATTAGTTATGATAGAACCAAGGAAAAGCAAAGAGGCCAGCAGTTAACATACTATCCGCCAGGAACTCCTGATTATAAACCAGGTTTGGTAAACTATTATGCGTTTGACGAATTTGGCGGTCCAACAAAAGTCTAGCACCCTCGAGCAAATAGATAACTAATAGTGTAATAACGAAAGGATTCATAATGAACCAAATAAAAAGATACATCTACATGGGAATTGGATTTTTCTGTGTGGGCATGGCATACATTGGTGTAATTACGCCGGGTATTCCATTTTCAATCTTTTTGGTTATTGCGGCATGGGCGTTCGCAAAGAGTTCTCCAAAGATGGAAAAGTGGTTATACAACCATCCATGGTTTGGTAAATTCTTAACCAATTGGAATAAGAAAAGAGTATTCCCTACCAGAGGAAAATACCTAATGATAACAGTGATGGCATCAACACTAGTCTTCACATACTACTTCACAGCAAACCTTAACGCAATCTTATGGAGCGGTGGCTTCATGGCATTGGTAGCAATATGGGCATGGAGATATCCAGGCTCCGTTGAAGAATACAATCGCAGGGTAAAGGCTGGCGAAAAGATAGCGTGGATAAAATAACATGAAGTGCGAAAAGGGAGATTTGGCAAAGATTATATTTTCTCTAAACAAGAACAATATCGGTAAGATAGTGCTTGTTGAAAAGTATATTGGCAAATTTAACGCAGGTGGCAAGTTTGATTTTAAAGGTGTTGCCTGCGTTGTCCCTATCGCGGATCACTATTGGTGGATTTCAGGCGAAGGACTAAGCAATATGTTTGGAGACACTCCCAAGGCATACATTGCTGATAGTTGGTTGGAACCACTGCGTCCAGATGCAGACAAGATGAAACAGA